CCAAAATCTGATAGCAATGATGACCGCCGCATGCTCTAAGCTGATTGCCTCTGTGCCCAGTTTTAATGCATCGTTCATCGCTTATTGCCTCCGAATTACTATTCGCCGCATCATCCTCTCTGGCCTTATCGCAGGGGGGCTCTACTCGATGTGGCGACTCGCCAAGTCCATCTTTGGCAAACACTGGCCTCAATGGTCTGTCCGGCTCAGGACGGCCTTGACTTCCCGTTTCGGAACTGCAATAAATGCTGGCTTCAATCGCGACTTTCAATCCGACATGTCCGTTATCCCCCTCAACCAAACGTTACATCACAGCCATGGAGCTGCGGCGGCAACAAGAACAGCCGCTGTGTTTGGTATTGCAGATTTCATCTCCCGTCAGGGATTTGAACCATACGTCGTGAGCTCGAGCTCTCGCGACAAAGGGACGGACGGCTACCATCAGTACTACATGGCGAGGGACGTCATCCTCCCCGCCCAAAATGATTCCGTCAAATCCCACCATGTTATCAAAATGGTGGATGTGGATTACTATGTTAACTTGCATGAATGGGTAGAACATCTACGCCCAATTCTCATGTATACGTTTTCCCCCATTGACGTGGCTGGACCTTTTGAAGATGGCAATTTCATGGTCCACGACAACACCGTTCATTACCAGGTGAATGGTGGTGCAACCTATTCCCATAAGATCTGGGATTATAGCACCGACTGGATGGTATTCGACTATTACTGGGGCTCTGTTGTGTGCGCAGTCGATACCAAGCATGTCACCGATGATCGACGCCTCGTAGCGATAACACCTCTCTATTTCGTACGTGGGCCACTCGGTTGGTTGTTGCCAGGCCGGCGTCCTCGCCGGATGGAGTTTCGTGTCGCTCCAGGTTACAACCGTTTGGATACAACAGACACAAAAGGGAAACGATGGGTTTCACTCGGGGAAGAGAGCTCTTGGACTTCGGTCCGATTGCCATACCGCCTCTACCGAGCGATCCAAATTCGTTATAACACCTGTAAGCCAAATAATCGCAATATCTTCGACATCGAACGTTTCCTCCGGGAGAAGAAAGATCTCTTCCCGGACCCGTCTGAAACTGCCGCTCTGCTGTTTAACACTATGCAAGCTACGCCGACTACAGGACCTGTCGCTTTCTTCGCCCGTGGTGGTGAAGTAGAAATAAGACACTATCAGGCCGCTGGCCCATCTACCCAAGGGTTTCTTGTTACCAACGATGGTAAACCCCGAGGACGTAAGGTGGGCCCCTGTATTTCGTCGTATTCTGCCGCTGTCCCAGACCAATCCTACAATAACGATGTCGCTTGTGTGATCGGACGAGTCCACAAACCATTCAACCAGGCCGTCCCACCCCGCAAATACAACGATTTGGCTGCTCGTTTTCTGAAGCTACTCATTCCAACTCCAGGCATCGGCAAGCCCTGGTCTGTAGCCCAAGTAATGGAAGAGCAATTGCGCCCAACGCAAGTCCAAAATAACATGCAAGCTTGTCCCTGGCTTACTGAAGGAGGTTCTGTTTCCATCTCCGCCTTCACGAAGACAGAATCGATGGCCAAAGCTGGCGATCCCCGGAATGTTTCACAAGTGCCAACGGAACACACATTGAAAATGGGTACAGTTGTGTACCCCTTCTGTGATGAAGTACTGAAACAGCAGCCCTGGTACATGCCTGGGCGAAGCCCCGTCGAGATCGCCCAAGCAGTTTTAACTTTCTGCATGGCTCATGATAACATCACCGAAACTGATTACACTCGCCTAGATGCCACCATTTCCGTTTGGTGTCGCACCTTCGAGAGGATGGCCCACTTACGTTGGCTGGCGCCTGAATATCGGCGCTCATTCTCCCACTCCTTTGATTCAGAGTGCAATGCAAAAGCAAGGACACGCAATGGCGTTCGTTATCTTGCGCTCTGGTCAGGGCTTAGTGGGGCCATGGTACGAAACCCTGGGAATAACCTCCTCAATGCTTTCGTCGAATGGTGTGCTAACGTGTTTGATGGCCATGATGATGAGACCGCCTACAAAATCTTAGGCCCAAAAGCAGGCGATGACTGTTTGGGAGGGGCGTCGCGGACCCAGCAGGAACGAGTTGCCAAAGATCTTGGTCTCGGCCTTAAGCTGGAGTCTAAACGTAGTGGACAATCAGTCCTCTTCCTCGCACGTCTTTACATCGATCCATGGACAACCACATCGAGCGTACAAGACCCCGCCCGAACGTATCCGAAGCTGCATATTAGCTTCGCTGACCCGTCAATACCTGATCATGTCGCACTGTACAACCGTGCAATTGGTTACCTTGCCCTCGATCCTACTGCTCCCATCACAGCAGCTTGGTGTGAACGTGCCATTACTCAAATCATCCGGGATCACCCT